TACCCGGCGGCCATGAAGACCATTCCGGAAACCTACTACCGCGAACTGATGGGCCAGCGCGAAAAAAACTGATAGCGGTTGCCTCGGCGTTCTATACGCCTGAACCCACGGCGGCGGATCTTGCACCATACGGGTTAACACCGGACGACTACGACGATCGGTACGTTGATGTCTGGCCCGACGTGTGGCCAGCATTCCTTGTGTTTCAGGCAATGAGTACCCAGTGGCGAACAGGTATGGGCGGGGCGTCCGGGCTTGACTATAACGTTCTGCCCTGGCTCATGCGCCTGCACGACGTCGGCGACGAGGCAACCACGCTTTCGGATATTCGGGTAATGGAAAGTGCCGCGCTTAAAATCATGCATACAGAGAGGGCGGAATGAGTAACGATATCGCCACCATATCGCTGCGAGTCAATACCAGTGAACTGGAGCGCGGCAGCCGCGAACTGGATCGTTTTCAGGATACCGCTACCGCCGCGGCGGGCAAAGCGGATGACCTGAACAGTACCTTTCGCACGGGTGTCGATAATCAGAAGAAAAACAGCGAAAGCCTGAAGCAACAGCGCCAGGAGTTACAGAACCTGCTGAATAAAATCAGCCCGGTGAATAAGGCGCTGGATGAGTTGGACTCAATTCAGGAAAGCCTGGCGAAGTTTCGCGGTAAAGGGCTGGTGGATGATGAAGATTTCACCCGCTACAACAGCGTGCTGGAGACGACCCGGGCGAAACTGGCACAGGTCATGGAGGCTGAGACGGCAGAGGGGCGGGCTCGCATCGAGCAGGCTCAGGCGGCCCAGCGGGCAGCGGCATCAGGGAAAACATTCATTGCCTCACTGGAGGAGCAAACTGCTGCGATCGGCAAAACGCGCGCTGAAATCCTTGAGCTAAAAGCCGCACAACTGGGAGTAACGCAGCAGGCCGCTCCGATGATCGCCAAACTGAAGGAACAAGAGAACGTCTGGAGAAATGGCGCGATCAGCGCGGGGCAGTACCGCAATGCCATGCGTTACCTTCCGATGCAAATGACCGATATTGCTACCTCACTGGCATCTGGTATGCCGGTCTATTTGGTTGCTATTCAACAGGGTGGTCAGCTGCGCGATACGTTTGGCGGAGTGGGTAATGCGCTGAAAGCCATTCTCTCGCTTGTAACGCCGGCGAAGCTGGCTTTAGGGGGAATGATTGGTGTTGCTGGCCTGCTGGTCGCTGCCTGGTATAAAGGTTCACAAGAAGCATCCGAATATAACAAACAGCTGATACTGACCGGCAATTATGCGGGAAAAACTGCCGCACAGCTGTCTGCACTGGCAAAGTCTTTATCCGGTGGCGGGATTAACCAATACGCCGCTTCTTCTGTTCTGGCTCAGGTAGTGGGTTCTGGAAAGTTTGATGCAAACAAGCTTGAGACAGTGAGCCGCGCGGCAGTTGCGATGGAGCAGGCAACTGGTCAGGCGGTGGATAAGACCATCGCTAATTTCCAGAAGCTTTATGCCGAGCCAACCCAGGCATCGCAAGAGCTCAACAATCAGCTGCATTACCTGACGGCGGCTCAGTTTGAATACATTGCTTCTTTGGAACGTCGGGGCGATAAAGAGGCTGCAGGGCAAGCAGCCGCTGATGCCTACAGCCAGGCAGAACAACGCAGAAGCCAGCAGATCCTCGCTAATCTCGGTCTGGTTGAGAGAGCCGCACTTGCAGCCCGCAATGCTTTCAAAGGGATGTGGGACGAGCTGCTTAATATTGGGCGCCCGGAAGCACCGCAAGACATGCTTGCGAGAATGCAGGCTGATCTGACGGATCGTGAGAGTAAGCTATTGCCTGAACGCCAGAAGATGGGTTACGGCTACAGCTACGACACCAGCTCACAGGACAGAGATTACGATAATCGCCGTAGAGCGCAGCTTGCGGCCATAGCATCGTTGAAAGCCCAGATTAACCCTATGTTGGGTGCCATCACACTTCAGAACGATTTGAACGGTGCTATATCAGCAGGTAAAGAAATTAACGAAGATGCGATAAGTGCCCAGCAGATCATGAATCGCTATCTTGATGCCGGTACTGAAGCCGCAGAAAAGCGCCGTCAGGCTCAGGACGAACTGAATAAAGCCATTGCTGAAAATGCCAAAGCTGCCAAAAACGGGACGGCTACACTCTGGACGGCTGAAGACATTGCCAAAGCGCGAGCCGGGATCGAGAAGCTTTATAGAGACCCCAAAACGCCAACAGCGAAAGGGGAAACAGTTTCGTCCGGTCTGCGAGCTGGGGATTCTGCTCAATCTGAATTGCTGGCACTCCAGGCGCAGCTGTATGCCCTGCAGAAGCATAAAGACCTGAACGACACGATCAGTCAGCAGCGTAAAAACTTATGGACCACTGAAGCCAGGTTCCAGGTGCTGGAAGAGGCTTCCCGGACTCGTTCGCTGACCAAACAGGAGCAGTCGCTGCTGGCGAGCAAAGACCAGGTGCTTCAGCTGGCGCGTCAGAAAGCACTACTTGGCGACCAGATCTCCGCTCAGGAGCAACTGAACAAGCGGATGGATACTGCGCAGAAATACTCCACGCAGATGTCCGAGAAGCAGGCAGCGTTGACAGGCGGGGCCGGGATGAGCGACCGACAGGCGCAGCGGGAACTGGCTAAAAGTCAGCTTGCCGCCGGCTGGCAGAATTCAGGTGGTTCTCTGGCGGATGATGGCTACCAGAAACAGCTCAAGGCTGCGACCGACTATTACGATGCAGAAGACCAGCTGCGTGGTGACTGGCTGACCAGCGCGAAAAAGGGCTGGAGCGAGTTTGAAGACAACGCGACCAATGTTTATGGGCAGATGCAAAATATTTCCCAGTCTGCATTTACTGGCATGGCTTCAACGCTCACGGACTTTTTCACCACTGGCAAAGCCAGTTTTTCCGACTTCCTGACAACTTTCCTCAAGGGCATTGCTCAGATGCTCGTGCAACTGGCAATGGTTAACAGTATGAAGTCAGCATTTGGCGGAACGGCTGTCGGAGCATTTTTCGGTTTTTCTCAGGGTGGGCTGGTCCCGGCATTCGACAGCGGGGGCTATACCGGCGATGGTGGAAAATATCAGCCGAAAGGTGTCGTTCATGGTGGTGAGTTTGTGTTCACCAAAGAGGCTACCAGCGCGATTGGTGTTGGCAATCTCTACGCAATGATGCGCGGCGCGCAGGGTTATGCTGACGGCGGTTATGTTGGCAATGCGGCGATGTATGGGCTGCAATCAGCTGGCGCTGGAGGTATCACGGTTCAAACCTCGGTTGTCGTGCAGAACCAGAACTCGCAGCAGCAAACTTCAGGAAATGACGAAGCTATCACCCGGGCTTATAAGCAGACGATCGAGCAGTCTGTTCGGGCGGGTATTGCCCGGCAACTCCAGCCCGGAGGCATGATATGGAATGCAACAAAACCTCGATAACCCGTAGAGGCGGAATTTTCATTTCGTTTGGTTGACAAAAACCTAAAAATGCGAAAATATATGGTTTACGAATTCCAGAAAAAGCGAAACTTGAAATGAGTGACAACCAGTTAGCACCTTGTTGGGAATTTCAACCTTACCTTGCCGAAAGCAGTGTGCGCGTGCTTTTGGCCGAAATTGCTAACGTATTAGAGCAGTTATATTATCACAAGCATAACTTGGACAGTAACTGGTCTGAAGGAGTTAGAGCATATGACTGGGTGAGAAATCATTTGATCCAAAGCGAAGGGGCAATTCCCGGTCTCGAAATGGTTACTAAGGGGCTGGACTATGTTGTAGCCTTGAACAAAGTACCTTTGCAATTTTCCAAGGATTGCATCAACAATCCAAAGAAGAAGCATCGTCTTCTTCGAAATAAAGTTGAGCACGAACAATTGTCACTATTTGGCGATAGTGAAGCTGAGCAAGACATAACATGGCGTATTTTAGCCGAACCATTCATTTCCGAAGAGGAAGATGGCGAGCTGGAATCGACATTGCCTCGCTGGGAAGTGGCTCTCGTTGGGTTTAACGCTTATGGTGCCCAGATTAGCATGGTCTCTCATCAGTCTACGGCCTCTGTGCCTCTTATGCCTCTTGATTCCAGTTCCCTTCCTGATGAAGCTGAGATTGGCAAAGCGTCTCTTCGCCGCCGCCAGAAAGATCAAGATTTGGATGTAAGCAGTGATGGAACTTCAGGTGAATGATTTTGCTGATTATCGTGGAGATAAGCTCAAATTAGCCAGGATGGCAGTAGGGCTTTCTTGCGAGGAATTAGCGGAGAAAATAGGCAAAACGAAGCAATTTGTTAGCAAGCTTGAAAAAGGGTTTAAGCCATCTGAACAGGTGTTAGAGTTAATTGCCTCAGCTTTAATGATTAAATCCGACTTTCTCTTTACTGAGCGAAAATATGCTTTAGAAAGTGATGTGTGCCATTTTCGTAGCAAGAAATCAAGGACCCAAACGCTAACCAACAGTGTTTTGGCAAGAGCTGAAATCCTTAATATCATAATCTCTGCTATTGAAGGTGAAATCGAGTTCCCAGATGTAAATATTCCTGAACATCCCGGCACTGATCTGCTCACGCCTAATGATATAGAGCGTGTGGCCGAGGACTGTAGACGTTCATGGAAATTAGGTCTGGGTCCAATATCATCAATGGTGAAATTAGCTGAAGGGTTGGGAGTCATCGTTGCGCATGTGACAGGAGTCGATGATCGCGTTGATGCTTTTACTGTCCACAACAATAGACCTGTTATCATTAGGAATAATGTTAAAAAAAGCATATGCAGATTTCGCTCTGATTTAGGCCATGAACTGGGTCACCTTGTAATGCATGAGGGCATTACAACTGGCGATAAACTAACCGAGTCACAAGCAGATCGATTTTCAAGTGCGTTACTTGTCCCACGATTATCTTTTATTAAAGAATTCCCTAGAATAAGAGGGAAACAATTCGATTGGAATGCACTAGTTGAGTTTAAACTTAGGTGGAAGATTAGCTTGAAAATGTGCATTTATCGAGCAAGCACGTTGGGGCTATTAACTCAGGAACAGGCTAGAACAGGCTATATGCACTTAAACTCAAAAGGTTATACGAAAGTTGAACCCGGCGATGAACTCCTACGACCTGAAGAACCAAGTATGCTGGCTGAGGCAATTGAAATGCTGGACGATGTTACTTGGATAAAAATCCTTATGAAAACAGGGTTGAGTCAGGAACTCATTAGAGAGTTGTTTGGTGTGCATCGTCCAATTTCTGACCCCAAAAATATTTTACAGCTTGTGTGATTTTTGAATTTCTTATCAACCCGCTTCGGCGGGTTTTTTTATGCCCGGAGGAAATGTGGCGATCCAAACATTCACCTGGCGAACCCAGATACAGGCAGGTATGGAGGGCGAGTTTAGTCACTCCACTCGCACAGCATCATTCGGTGATGGCTATGAGCAGATAGCCGGCGAGGGCATCAATCCCGAAAAGCAATCCTGGCCAATAACCCTCACGGGTAAAAGAGCAGAGATGCTTACCGCTCTGAATTTCTGCCGTTCGCACATCACAAAATCGTTTATCTGGACATCACCAATTGGCGAGGCAGGACTTTACCGCGTTGAGGCAGATTCAGTGAAAGCGCAGCCCCTCTCCAGCAAAGTAATGACCATAACCGCTACTTTCAACCAGGCATACGCTCCATGATCACAGAAGATTACCAGCGACTCGAACCGGGCAATAAGATTCGCCTCATTGAGGTTGATGGCTCCACTTTTGGTGTCGATGACGTACTGCGTTTTCATGCCTACAACTTGCCCCATGCAGCTGATGAAATTGCCGCTGCTGGTGGGGATGAAACGAAACTTGCAGCAAAGAGTATCTGGTGGCAGGGAAAAGAATATGCCGCCTGGCCATATCAGCTCGAAGGGCTTGAGGCATCAACCGACGGCAGCAGTGCACAACCGACTCTGACGGTGGCAAACATCGACAGCTCAATCACTGCGCTCTGTCTGGCCTACGACGACATGCTCCAGGCGAAGGTTACTATTCACGATACGTTTGCCCATTATCTGGATGCCAGAAACTTTCCTGAAGGAAATGCTACTGCTGATCCGCTGCAGGTCAGAAAACGGGTGTTCTACATCGATGGTAAGAACAACGAACTGGCGGGGGAAAGCGTCGAGTTTATTCTCACTAGCCCGATGGATCTTCAGGGGTTAATGATACCGACGCGCCAGCTCCACTCACTTTGCACCTGGTGTATTCGCAACCAGTACCGATCCGGCGATGGATGCGATTATGCCGGCACCAACTACTTCGATTTGAACAACAACCTCGTAGACGACCCCTCGCTCGATGCCTGTAACGGAACGTTGACCGCATGCAAATTGCGATTTGGTGTGAATGACGAATTACCCTTCGGCGGTTTTCCGGGGACTTCCCTTATCAGGAGTTGATCATGCGTCAGAAAACCATTAAAGCCATCATGGCTCATGCTGCTGCAGAGTACCCGCGAGAGAGCTGCGGAGTGGTCGCGCAGAAAAGCAGGGTGGAGCGCTATTTCCCGTGCCGTAACTTATCGACTGAGCCAATGGGGCAATTTCATCTTTCACCTGAGGATTACGCTGAAGCTGAAGATTGGGGAACGGTGATTGCTATAGTTCATAGCCATCCTGACGCTACGACTCAACCAAGCGAGTTGGATAAAGCACAGTGTGATGTGACGCTTTTGCCTTGGCATATCGTGAGTTGGCCTGAAGGAGATCTGTGTACCATTCAACCGCGTGGTGAGTTACCGCTAGTGGGGCGTCCGTTTGTTCTGGGCGTGTACGACTGTTGGGGGCTTGTGCTGAGCTATTTTCGCCAAACCCATGGCATTGAGTTGACCGACTATCGTGTGGATTATCCGTGGTGGGAGGACAGTTATTCGGACAATTTCTATCAGGAATGCTGGTATGAATGTGGTTTCCGTGAGTTTGACGGTCCCCCGCAGGCTGGCGATATGGTGATCATGCAGGTACAGGCCAATAAGTGGAATCATGCCGGCATATTGCTTGAAGGGAATATGCTACTTCATCATCTGTACGGCCACCTCAGCCAGCGTGTGCCTTATGGAGGTTATTGGCGTGACCGTACTATGAAAACTCTAAGGTATAGGGCTATTTTGTAGTCTGCGAAGAAGACTTTTTACTTGTTAGGAAGGTTAGGCCATTTCATAAACGCGAATACCCACAGCATTATGAAATGCAAACCAGGCATCGACAAGAAGATAGCCATAGCCCAGCCAAAACCGGCTTTCTGAGCCATCCGGAAGCAAGGGAAGAAAGTAAAAAGCCAGATAATGAATACTAATCCGGCCAGTGGGTTCGTTTCCATTCTAAAGTTCCTTGTGCTTTACCCATCCAGGTATGTTTTTTTGATGGTATGTAAATAGCTGATTTCAAATTATTAAGCAACATTAAGCTATTAGCCGCCATTTTTTGTGGACCTATTATGTCTATTTTAACAATAGAACCAATACGAACCATTAGACTTTATGGAGTGCTCGGCGCTACCTTTGGCCGTGAATACAAGCTCTCAGTCGCATCACCCAAAGAGGCCATCCGAGCCCTTTGCGTCATCGTCCCTGGCTTCGAACGTTTCCTGAATACCAGTAAGCAGCGGGGCCTGACTTACACTGTTTTCAGTGGGAAACGCAACCTAATTTCTGATGAGCTCGATATGGATAAAGGCTGCGATGACATCCGTATCGCGCCAGTAATCATTGGTAGCAAAAAAGCTGGCGCATTCCAGACGATACTCGGTGCGGTATTGGTCGTCGTCGGCGTTGCGATTGGCTACTTTTCTGCTGGCACGCTATCAGCGGCAGGTTATGGGGTAGCGAAGTTCGGTGCTGCGATGATGATCGGCGGCGTAGTACAAATGATGTCGCCGCAGACGGCGGGTCTTGCTAGTAAGCAGTCAGCAGATAACCAAGCTAGCTACGCATTTGGCGGTGTGACAAATACCACAGCTCAGGGAAATCCAGTACCACTTCTCTATGGCAAGCGACGCATTGGAGGTGCCATTGTATCTGCCGGCATCTACGTTGAAGATCAGCAGTAACGCCACTCTTTTCAACCTGGCCACCTTCGGGTGGCTTTTTTTATGGGCGCAATATGGTTACAGCAACTGTGATTAAAGGCCGAAAAGGCGGCAGCTCCAGCTCACGAACCCCGACCGAACAACCGGATGATCTGCAGTCGGTAGCAAAGGCGAAAATCCTCATTGCGCTTGGAGAGGGCGAGTTCGCTGGTCACCTCACTGGGAAGGATATTTACCTGGATGGTACTGCGCTCGAGAACGCCGACGGATCGCAGAACTTCAGTGGCGTTACGTGGGAGTTCCGCCCGGGAACGCAGGCTCAGAAATACATCCAGGGTATTCCCGGAACCGAAAATGAAATTAGCGTGGGGGCTGAGGTTTCCAGTGCAACCGCCTGGACGCGTACATTCACTAATACCCAGTTGTCGGCTGTGCGCTTGCGTCTGAAATGGCCCTCTCTTTTTAAGCAAGAGGACGACGGCGATCTCGTTGGCTATTCCATCAATTATGCTATCGATCTGCAGACCGACGGTGGCACATGGCAGACCGTGCTCAATACCAGCGTTACGGGGAAAACGACCTCCGGTTACGAGCGCAGCCACCGTATCGATTTACCGCAGGCGGGCAGCACCTGGACGCTTCGTCTGCGCAAGATAACCGCTGACGCAAATAGCGCGAAAATCGGCGATGTAATGACGCTGCAAAGCTTTACTGAGGTGATTGACGCCAAACTGCGTTATCCGAATACGGCGTTGCTCTATATCGAGTTTGACTCAAGCCAGTTCAACGGCTCCATCCCTCAGATTTCCTGCGAACCTCGCGGACGCGTAATCCGTGTTCCCGATACCTACGATCCCGAGACTCGAACCTACAGCGGTACCTGGACGGGCACGTTTAAGTGGGCGTGGACGGATAATCCTGCATGGATTTTTTACGATTTGGTGGTTACTGACCGCTTCGGCTTAGGCAATCGTCTCACTGCGGCCAATATCGACAAATGGTCGCTTTACCAGGTTGCGCAGTACTGCGATCAGCAGGTACCAGACGGCAAGGGCGGGAGTGGTACCGAGCCGCGATATACCTGCAACGTCTACATTCAGGACAGAAACGACGCCTACACCGTGCTACGAGATTTTGCGGCCATATTCCGCGGTATGACTTATTGGGGTGATGACCAGATTGTCTGCCTTGCGGATATGCCGCGTGATGTCGATTTCAGTTACACCCACGCTAATGTTGTTGAAGGGAAATTCACCTACTCCAGCAGCACGACCAAGAGCAGGTACACAAACGCGCTGGTCTCATGGTCCGATCCGGATAATGCCTACGCTGATGCTATGGAGCCGGTTTTTGAACAGGCATTAGTGGCGCGCTATGGCTTCAACCAGCTCGAACTGACGGCCATAGGTTGCGCCAGACAATCGGAGGCGAACCGAAAAGGGCGCTGGGGCATTCTCACCAATAACAAAGACCGTGTAGTGACCTTTAATGTCGGGTTGGACGGCAATATTCCACAGCCTGGATATGTCATCGCTGTGGCGGACAGGAACCTTTCCGGACGTGATCTGGGCGGAAGAGTCGCCAGTGCAAATGGCCGGGTTATCACTCTTGATCGAGCTCCTGGTGCCGCGGCAGGAGACAGGCTAATCGTTAACCTGCCTTCCGGTGTTGCTCAGTCACGCACTATCCAGGCGATTTCAGATAAAGCGGTCACTGTCACCACGCCGTATAGCGAAACACCAAACGCTGAAGCTGTCTGGTTGTTAGAGAGTGATGAACTTTACTCGCAGCAATACCGTGTAGTTAGTGTGACGGACAACGATGATGGGACATTTACCATCGCCGGAGCTAATCACGATCCGGATAAATACGCCCGCATTGATACAGGGGCGATCATCGACCAGCGTCCGATAAGTGTTATTCCTCCGGGCAATCAGGCGCCGCCAGCAAACATCGTCATCAACTCCTTCTCGAGGGTTCAGCAGAATATCAGCGTTGAAACAATGCGCGTCAGTTGGGACCAGGCGCAGAATGCTATCGCCTATGAAGCACAGTGGCGCCGCAACGATGGGAACTGGGTGAACGTACCGCGCAGCTCCACCACGTCTTTTGACGTACCGGGCATTTACGCCGGGCGCTACCTGGTGCGCGTGCGCGCCATCAATGCTGCGGAAATTTCATCAGGCTGGGGATATTCACAAGAGAAAACGCTGACGGGAAAGGTCGGTAATCCGCCGAAGCCAGTGGGCTTTATCGCTTCTGAAAACGTGGTATTCGGCGTCGAGCTGAACTGGGGATTCCCGGCAAATACCGACGATACGCTGAAGACGGAAATCCAGTACAGCCTGACCGGGGCCGAAGATGATGCGATGCTGCTGGCCGATGTGCCTTACCCGCAGCGCAAATATCAGCAGATGGGCCTCAAGGCGGGACGGATTTTCTGGTACCGGGCGCAGCTGGTGGACCGAACCGGCAACGAATCGGGGTTCACAGACTGGGTTCGGGGCCAGGCCAGCATCGATGTTTCCGACATCACTGATGCCATCCTGGAGGATATCAAAGAATCGGACACGTTTAAGGACCTGATCGAGAACGCCGTCGACAGCAACGAAAAAATTACTGGCATGGCCAACGACATCAAACAGAATGCCGACGACATTGAGCAGCAGGCGCTGGCCATTCAGGAAAACTCAGATGGCCTGGCGCAGGCAGCTGTGAAGATCGACGAGATTTCTGTATCGATGGATGGCATGACGGGAGGGGTGAAGAACTCCGCTATCGCCATAATCCAGAACGGACTGGCGCAGGTTACTTCGCGTCGATCTCAAACCGTGACGAATGCCGGAAACAGCGCCAGCATTGACCGCATTGACACAACGGTTGCGGATACCAGTTCGGCGGTTGCCCGTGCACTTGTTACGCTGGATGCATCTGCCGGTGGCAATATTTCCAACGCAACCGATCTCACCGAAACCCTGGCTGACTTCACTCAGGCATCTGCAACAAAAATCAATTCTCTGACCGTAACGGTGAATGGACAGACTGCTGCTATCACGCAAACCGCTAATGCGGTTGCTGACATTAACGGCAACATCAGCGCGATGTATAACATCAAAGTTGGCGTGGCCGCTAACGGGCAGTATTACGCCGCCGGGATGGGGATCGGCGTAGAGAACACGCCTTCTGGTATGCAGTCGCAGGTTATCTTCCTAGCAGACCGTTTCGCTGTAACCACGCAGGCTGGCAGCACTGTAGCATTGCCCTTTGTGATCCAGAACGGCCAGACTTTTATCCGAGATACATTCATCCAGGACGGGACCATATCTAACGCCAAGATTGGTAATTACATCCAGTCAAATAACTACGTGGCGGGTTCCGCTGGCTGGAAACTTGATAAGGGTGGCACCTGGGAAAACTACGGCAGCGACGGTCAGGGGGCAAGAAAATCGACCAACGTCACTGACAGTATCAGGGACTCGAATGGCATTCTCCGCGTGCAAATCGGCAAACTCACAGGGGTGTTTTGATGTCATGGGGTATACAAACATGGGATGCGTCGGGTAAACCCAATAACTACGGTATCAAGCCAGTTTCCGTTATTGGGCGTATACAACTGGCTGCCGGACAAACATCCGGCAGTTGGTCTTTTACGATTCCCTCCGGAATGAAAGTCGGCTTTGTTCTTTCACTCGATGAAGGAGGGAGCAGCGTAGGTCGGCGCATTGTAGCTTCGGGAAACACTATTACCGTAACAGCTGCCTCTACTGTAGGCCTGGGGAATTATCCGGCATCAAAGTGTGAGGTGGTCATTTTCATGGAGAAATCATAATGGCCGAATTTGGCGCAATGATATTAATGGATAACGGGAATCCCTTTGTTACACCACAATCAACACCTTTTTGTCTTTACGGAAAGTACACCTTTAATTCATCCGCTAACGGCAGTTCTCAGCAGGTTGCACAGAATATTGCATTGAACGCAAGTTATCCTGTGATGGTATTTATTAAAACCACTAATACAGCACAGCCCACGCCTGTTATGTCTTACAGGAATGGCGGTAATATATATGTTGGCGGGGTTAACCCCTATAACCAGAGTTTCACCCTGACAGTATATGTATTTGCCGTATTCCCGCAGACATTACCGAAATGGGGTCTGGCTATTTGGGACGCCAGCGGAAAACTTGTGCTGACAAATGAGTCTCGCGTTTTATCAGACCTGCAGACAGTTGGCACGCCCGGCGCAAACGGGGGGATCAATATTGACCAGACTCTCAGCGGTTCGTGGGCCGTCGCTCCGGCACAGCTTGGTCAGACCGTAATCGTGAACAACTCCACCCAACCTCCTACCATTTACACAATCAATGCGTATTCGTCATGCAGATTCGATGGAACAACTACGAGGGTAAACGCTGGCGGGACTTCAACGGGGACAGGGGCGCCGGGAGGCGGTACAAATACCGGGATTTCATTAACAGCGATAAATACAGCGCCCTATGACTGATTGATCGTTTTGAGCGATCAATAACAGATAATTGATCTATCTAATCAATTATACCCGCCTCTTTCATGTTGGTATTGTCTAAGTTCATGAATACCTTGGGATACCATCACATGAATAAGCTACTCATATGCCTGGCTGGAGCTGTCATGCTTTCTGGCTGCGCTGGCGTACTTGAGAAACAGGAACCAGTTTGCAGTGGCACAGCCATCGTTGGCGGTCAGGAAAATACGGTTCAAATTTACGGCGTTCGTAAACAAAACAATCAGACACAGTACCGAGCCGGATACCCTTTCAACTGGCGCTGGGTAAGTGCGAACACATTCACTGACACCACCTGCAAATAACTAACCATTTTTAAATAACAACCTCGCTCTGGCGGGGTTTTTTATTGCCTGGAGAAAATATGATTTATAACACCGGCACAATCGCCATAAATGGAAATACCGCAACCGGCACTGGCACAAACTGGACAGCACCCTCCAGCCAGGTTCGCGCTGGCCAGACGATTATCGTCATGTCTAACCCGGTCCAGATGTTCCAGATTTCATCCGTAAACAGCGCCACGTTAATGACGGTTACGCCAGCTGCTTCCCCGGCGCTGAGCGGCCAGAAGTACGGCATTCTGGTATCAGACAATATCTCTGTCGATGGCCTGGCGCAGGCGATGTCTCAGCTCATCAAAGACTACGACGAGAATATTGGTGCGTGGGAAAGTTTTGCCAGTACGTCAGCGAATCAAAACGTGACCGTGACGATTAACGGTGTGAGCGTAACGATTCCTGCTATCGGGAAACTTCTGCAAAAAGGGTCGAATGGGGCGCTCCCGGTCAACCAAGGGGGTACCGGCGCAACGAACAAGGAAGACGCTCGCACAAACCTCGGTTTAGGAGACAGCGCGACGAAGACCGTTGGAACCGCTGCAGGGAACGTCATGCTGGTAGGGGCTTTTGGGCTGGGTGTACAAAATACTCCGTACATGGATGCGACTGGGAATTCGGTTTCATCCTTACTTTCAATACAGGGCGCGGCCGATCACAACCCAGCTGGCACAACGGGAGTAACAGTTCTTCACATCCCCCAGGGATCATACGGTTCCGATTTGGCAATGACCGCGGGTGGAAAGGCGCGTGGATTTATTCGTACCTACGGCAATTATCAGGGGGGCACTTGGTCAGAGCTGTATTCTACTGGTAACACGACAAAAACTAGCGACGGAACACTTAAAGCTGCCTCTCCAGTTGTGCAGATTAATCATGATGGCGGTTACCAGATTAATGACGAATCGGAGGGCTGCACAGTGGCGCGTCTGGGTGTTGGTCAGTACCTAATTGAAGGTTGTATGGGTATGAACGCTGATGCTGCATGGGGTGGTAAAGATGGTGGTTTTGAGATACCTACAGATCGCAACAAACAGCCTTTGATCTGGCTGGATTATGAAGTAAATCCTAACGGTTCGGTGCTGGTAAAAACCTATCATCGCTCTCATCCGGGCGCACCAGCGTTTGCCAGGAATGAAAAGGACGGAGTGAGCGATGGCGATCCGGTCGACATTCCCCGCGACCAGTTTGTGTCCGTTCGTGTCGAAATGCCTGCCGATTCTTTATACAACCAAAGAAAGAGAGCGGCTGTGCTCACCATGACTAACGACGAAGGTGAATAAAGGTCGGTTTGGGAGACAGCGCCACCATGAAGTGATCCTTGCATTGATGGAGAAAGTAGAACTTCTTAATACTCAACTTTTAAAACAGAAGGGGGAAGGGTAATCGTTTTTTTTGGTGTAATACGTCAGCGGTCAGGATAGTAACGTTTTTTTGCTTCACATATGTACCGCTATCGCATAAGTCAGGTGTCCCGGATTCCATCAATACGGCAAGTAATGTTAGGCCGCAGTAAACATAAGTTATACTGAAATTTCGGAGGTCTTCATTGTCTGTACTATGCTGTATGATAACAAAAGTTCATCAATTTCAGGAGTTCAATAGCTATGGGAGGCGCAGGGTTGAGTACTTTAGATGGTAGTTCAGATAAACATTTAGCAACTAAATACATGTTTTGGATATTAATATTCTCGTTAATACCTTTTCCGGTTGTGTTTTATGCTAATTTGATGTCACCAGATTCAGTTGTTCTGAATTTTATAGCAAATAAAACTGAAGCGTTGCCAGGGATGACTTCTATCGGAAGTCCTCTCCTCAGTGAGATTATGAGTTCTTATTGTAAGTTAGCACCTGTGTTCAGTTTTATTTTCTTTATGCTTACATATGATAAGCTGAGAATAAATACATCGCTCGGTAAAGCAAAGACATTTAAAGTTCTTGTGGTATTTTTAGCTTTCTATATTGTGGTATCATATTTTCTGCTTTTCTATGATGTGGAACTGACCGAGTCAAAGAGATTTTTGCACATGATGTCTCAAACCGAGACGTTATTGACTTTACTATATTGTATAGTGTTTTCTGCAATCTATATTTTAACCTGCTACTTACTCAGCTTTATTTATGCGGCAATTTTGATTTTCAAAAAGTAAAAAACAGGCGCTAATGCGCCTGTTTAATTAGTGAGCTGATTTTATAAGTTCATTATTAATTGCTGTTGCCACATTTTCATCAATTAACGATGCAATAATGCCAACGGTAATAATACCTACAACCGCAACAGCCGAAACAGGAAGTCCAACTGTAGCGGCTATAAATGGTGCAGTATAGGCAACAACACCGAGTCCTACCGCTGTAGCCAAACTACTTAGAGCCCATGATTCAATCTCCAGAACCAGGGGGCCCCAGTTATTGGTTTCAAAACCAATTCGGGTTTTATCAATAACTTTGCCAGCTAACATTACGGTGTCTGCACCTTTAAACGCTTTGCTCAGGTTGCTAAGGTTGCCAGCCATCGTCTGAGCGTTAGCTTGTTTGAGAGCGTTGATGATCGCTGATTTATCAGCTGAACTCATTTTCAAACCTGGGTTGGAGGCAATTTTATTCAGCGATGCTGTTGCGTCATTGAAACTACGTATTTTCTTGCCCTGAAAACTTTTCAAATCGGCGGCAATTTTATTTGCATGCGTTTTGAATTGTGCGCTCGCATGCGCACTAATTTTTTCACCTGTACCGGCGATGATTTCACTTGTTTTTTGCAAAACTTCTGCTTCATCTCTTTTGGCTTGTTCGGCTGCTGCAGCCAGTTTTTTATCTTCATCAAGCATCTTTTGAAGATTGGTCAGAAGGTTACCTCTGGCCGCTTTAGGGATTTTCCCTGTTTTAAGCGTCTCCTTATATAAATTGGTCAGAGCTTTACGCGAAGGGTTATCATGATAATATTTATTAACACGTTCAGAAAGAGTCGGAGGAGCATTGTTTTTATTATCTTCATTAACTGCGGTGTCAATCAGACCACCCAGAACTGAACCTGGTAAGTCTTTACTATTAGAATTCGAACCGCTAAGTTTATGCCCTGTGGTAATTTTCCCAGAAGTATAAGGTACGCCGTCGTTTGTCGTAATTGAAATTAAACCAGTCAGACCCAAAGTGCTAGCCTGGTATGCATTAATCCCGTCAATCGACACTGTTATAGTACCGTCAACACTGAGTCCCGTTACTGTCACTTTAGCGTTTGGGTTCATCAAGAGAGCACCTTTTCTAAGGGCTACTATTTTTTTTCTTACAGCTGGATCGTTGAATACCGCTGCTACTTGTGCATTTTGCGCAGGGGTTCCTGAATTACTTCCATGGTCTTTTGAACCCGAATTTCCGGCACCACCGGTGCCATTGCCATGACCACTATTATTGCTGCCGGTATTTTTACCGGGAGTACCATCTACATTTAAAGTATCTTCGCTCATAAAATCCCTCTTAATATTGAATACAATGCGTTACAAATAAAAAGCTGTATATGTATACAGTATTGCGAGAGTATCCTTTGAATCTCTTACTGTCAATAGAGCGTTAAGTTATTTTGAGAAAATAGTGACATAGTTCTAGAAAAAATAATTAATAGTGACATCCGTGGATTAGGGAGAATTTCAATCCCTAATAATTAGGAGTTGCAGAGATAATATTTTTTTAAAGTGTCTTGCCTAACAAAAACTATAATTTCAATGCCAGCATTTGGAAAAAGATGCCACCGCCATACTTAGTACAGTTCAGATGGAAGGTGCAAGATAAAAATCGGCATCAGTACTGTTTCATCAACAAAGCAAAGACAACAGTCATACCGTGAATCTGATAACACATTCAAGTAAGACCCATACATCATCACTTTTTTGGAAAAATTTACACAAGAGATATTCTCAAAGTCGATAACCACTTACAGACGTGGTGATGAAGCTTTGAACAGATGGAGTCACTCATCTCTCTTGATCAATGCCTTGAACAAAACTACTGTATATAAAAACAGTATCGAGGCGTGCATTATGAAGTTGTACAGACCAGCAGAGTTACGTGAAGTCATTGCTATTCCGCTTTTCAGCGACTTAGTGCAATGTGGATTTCCCAGCCCGGCA